ATTTTTATATTTATTTACTATATTATCTTATATTATTATTTTATTGTATTATATAACAATATAATTTATAAACAAATAATATTTTATTAATAATAAAATAATTATTAAGTTTCTAGCATTGCCTGCAGAAGTGATGAATATATGTTAAAATAATATTTCGAATATAAACAATGCAATCAAACAAATATCAGAAGCTTAAAAAAAATTGACAATATTTTTATTATAAAATTCTTATTCTATTTGTTTTAATCATTTTACAGCGAAAATGGAAGATCAATTGAATCCAATGATATATATGCTTTTATCATCTATGAAAATAAATGATGAAAATACTTTTATGAAATATTTAATCATATTATTAGTATTATTACCAATGATTTCTAAAATAATTCCTTTTAATGATATTAAAGAATATATTAAAAAAATTTTATTTAATAAATCTAATATAAGTATTTCTATAAGTTCACATGAAGTTCCAGTAATGAAAAGTTTTTCATCTGCATTATCATCTAAATTAGTTTATAGTAAAGATTTTTTATCTATTATTCATTATATTACGGAACATAAAATTAAAAATTTAAATTCATTAACTGAAATTATGGTAAATAATTCAGATTTAAATAATGATTTAAATTTTAAAAATAATGAAGACAATAATAATTTTATTTATATTCCTATTAATAATAATAAAATTTTAATTTCTGAAAATGAAAAAATTTATTTTGAAATGAAATTAATTAATAGCAAAAATGAAGAAGAAGAAAAAAAAAATGATAAAAAAAATATCGTTGGGATTAAACATAATAATTTTAATATTATATTATCTACAAATAAATTATATAATGGTATAGATATTCTAAAAAAATTTATAGAAAAATGTAAGGAAGATTATATTTCATACCATAATAAAAATAAGGATGATAATAAACAATATATTTTTGAATATAAAGGCTGTGAAGTATCAGACGAATCTCATTTAAAATTAATATATAAAGAATATTTAATGGAACATAATAAGGATTTATTGGTTAATATCTTTTTTGAAGATAAAGATAGATTATTGAATTATATAAATCCTTTTATTTATGATAAAAATGGAAATAATACAATAGGTGAAGAAAGGTATAGAAAAAGTGGTTATACATTTAAAGCAGGATTATTATTTTATGGTTCTCCTGGATGTGGTAAAACAAGTACTATTAAAGGAATACTTAAATATACGAATCGTCATGGGATTATTATTTATTTAGATAAAGTTAAAACATGTGATGAATTAGAACTTATATTTAGAAATAGAATAATTAATAAGAAAGAATTTAATGGAAAACAATTATGCTATATTTTAGAAGATTGCGATGCATTTAATAATGATGTTATATCTTCTCGTAAAAAAAATGAAGAAGATATAAAAAAAAATAATGATGCTTCAGAAATATCAAAAATTTCTCAATTATTACACGATGTAAATGATTTAAATAAAGCAAATATTCATAAGAAGGATGACGATCGTTTAAACTTATCCTGTTTTCTCAATGTTTTAGATGGAATTATTGAATTATATGGTGTAATTATCATTATGACAACAAATCATCCGGAAAAGATTGATGAGGCATTAATTCGTAATGGCCGATTTGATTTTAAATATGAGTTTAAAAAAGCTTCTAAGAAAATTATTTTAGAAATGATTCAATTTAATTTTAATTTAACAAAAGAAGAAGTTGAAACATATGGTAAATCAATGAATATTAAGGATGAAGTTTTATCACAAGCACAAATTCAGTCTATATGTTTTCAAAATAACGATGTGAATAAATGTATAGAAGAAATAATTTTGGCATCTCAAAAATAAAAAAGAATTAATTAATTAATTAATTAATTTTAATTAAGAATTAAAAAAAATCTTATTTATAATTATATAAAAAATGTCTGATACTAATAGTAATACTAATGTTGTTATTAATAAGTTACAAAAAATAATGAATGAACAAAAGAGACAAGGCAATAATATTCAAAAATTAATGACTTTGCAAAATAATCAAGGCAAAACTTTGAGTAGCGTACAAAAAGAAATATTAAATGTTACTCAAAATAATACAAAATCTAATTATAGATATACCAATAATAATTTTGGTACTAGTGAATTATTTAAATCTGATGATGGTTATTCTGAATATCCTAAATTTGGAGATGGTTCTGATTTACAAACTGGTAATTATAACACACAAACTGGTAATTATAACTTACAAAATAGTAAAAACAAAAAATTTAACAATAATGGTACTAGTAAACCAACGAATCCCAAAAATGGTTCTTCTGCATATCCTACTTTTGTAAGTAATGATAATACCAATCCTCTTTCTATAAAATCTAATAATTCTGACCCGATTTATGGAGGAAGAAAAAACAAAAAATCCACAAAAAAATAAATTAAAAATTAAATTTTAACAAATAATTCTATTATTATTTTAAATGTTTAAAATAATAATACCATAAATCTTCCTCTCTAATCTATATACTTTAAAAAAAATGATAACTCCAAATTAAAAAATCAAAGAAAAAGGCATGAATAAAAAAATAGATCATTCCTCCCAATGCAATATTTTTATATAATATGTATTTCGTTTCCTTTACATTATAAAGTGAAATAATTAATAAGACTGTAAACAATGCTACCAAAAATAGTACAAGTAAAGTTGAATATTTATATATATTTTCTTTTGTTTTAATATATGTTAGAGACAATGGTGTCCAAAGAATAGATATTAATACAATCATTGAAATACATATAAATATATTTAAAATATCATTATTCGTAAAATTATTTGAATAAAATAAATAAAAAAACATTAAAATAAAACCAATAGTAGACAATAACATGGATACATAATATATATTTAATAAATTACCTTTTATTCTTCCCCATAATTTTAAAATATTATTATTATCTTGTAAGAAATAATAATATGAATAAAGAAGTGCAATACCAAATATTGATAATATTGTTATATACATTCTATCAAAAATCATACTCTTTTATATTATATAAGATTATTTTTAACTTTCTTTCATTTTTATATTAAATAATATATTAATTACTTCAATATAATCAATTAATAATAATAATAAAAATCCAGATAATATTATTAATAATCTATCATAATTTTCTAAATTATCATATTTATTGATAGAAAAAAATATAATAATAAAGGCACCAAAAAATATTTTAAAAATAAAATCAATAATAATTAATATTTTAGTTTTAAATGGAATGATTTTCAAAGAAATCAATCCTATTAATATTAAAATTAAAAATATAAGAATAAAAAAACATAAATGATATTGTTTCATATATATATTAATTATACATAATTTTATAATTTAAAGTAATTAATATTATATAATATAAATATGAATATAGTTACCTATATATTAGGATCTTTATATATAATGAGATCTGTATTTAGATTTTCAAATTATTTTACAAGTTATTTATTTAATAAAAATATAATACAATTGCCTATTACAAAATATGAAAAAATAAATGAATCTATATATTCTTCTATACATGCATTGTTCGTTTCTATTACATCTACATTATCAATAAATACAATAGAATTAAAAGATAATAATATGCAATACTTAACATCGTCAATATGTTTTTCCTATTTTTTTATTGATTTATTTAAATGTATATATGATAAAAAATATTTATTTATTTTACATCATTTAGCAGCATTAAATTTATTATTGCTAACATTTTATTCTTTTTATTATAATGAAAATAAAGGATATTATGCAATGTATTTAATTTTTTTATTAGAATCAAATACAATATTATTAAATATTGGATTTTTATTAAAAGAATTTAATTTTCATTATTCTATAACATGTACATCATGGATTATTCATTTAATATTATTCGTATTATTTAGAATAGTATCTATTCCTAAAATATTATTTATGTATTATTATAATGAACCATTAAATATAATCAATATTTCAAAAATACCCTCTTTTATTTTAATATTAGCAGGATCTGTATACTGGGCATATCGCCAAGGTATCGGCATTCATAAATATTTAAAAGAAAATAGTGTAATATAATTATATGTATTCTTCATTTATTGCTAAATAATAATACAGGTTTAGGTTTTGGATGTAAAATAGTAACAAATGAAGGAGAACAACAAAAATTTACACAACATACATCTGGATAATCACAATCTTTATCTAAATTGCATTTTTTAATATTAGATAAATAATTTGTATTATTATTATTATACATATTGTATATAAATGGATTTTTTTTAAAATAATAAAAATTTAAAATATTAAAATTTTTATATAAATATATATTATATTTAAAAGAATTTAAAAAATGCATGAAAATAATAAAAGATAGGAAAAAAAGTTTCATCATTATTAGAATAATTTTAAATAATTAAAAATGAAAATAAATATAGGGATTATTTATTTTCATTTTTTTTTATATAAAAAAAATTGATAGTAAAAATTATAATAAAAATTATATGTGTATGTTTACAATACAAAGATTACAAAATGGAATTGAAAAATAATGGATATAAAACACCAACTAAAAAGAATAACAAAGAACAATACCATACACCAACACCATCTAATACGACAGGTGTAGTAACCAATCCCATGTTGTTATGGGCGCCTATAAAGAATAAAAATGAACAATATCATTCACCAACACCATCTAATAAAAGGAATATATTGAAAAATGATATGTTGTTACGGGCACCTAAAAAAAAAAGACATGACTTACACTTGAAATTTTTTTAACAATAAAAAGTATAACATTAATAAATTTTTAAGGTATATTATATTTTTACAATAATATTGATAAAATATATATTTTGTTAAAGCATTATAAATATTATTTTATAAAAAATAGATATCATTTTATTTTTTATAAAATGATATTTATAAAATTTGGTAATAAAAAAGTGAGAATTTTAAAATCATTTTATGTGTATAGTTATCACAATTTATAATTCTACTAAATATATTTTCTAAAATTAAATAAATCCTTCAAATTTTAGAAAATATATTAGTAGAATTATAAATTGCAATAACTATAAATAGTGTTTAGACGATCAATTTTTACACTACTACATAAAAATGGTAGAGATGATAAACAGATAGTACAATAAGTAAATCTTTTCCAAATAATATAATAAATGGTTGTAGAAACACCTTATAATATATTTAAATAACTCGGACTTTTTATTCAAATAAATTCCGAATAAATGTGTTAAAATGGCAAATACGATATTTACAAATTAATTATAAAATCTAAATCAATATATATAAAAGATAAAAGTATACTAAGAGATAAAAATAGAGAGATAAAGTATTAAATCATTTACGCTTATTTATAGAAAAAGTTAAAATATTTTCCATCAAAAATGGTTTTAAAATTTGTTTATAGTTATCGTAATTTAGAATTCTATTAAAAATTAGATTAAAAAATATTTTAAATTTATTTCTAAATATTAGATGTTTGATATAAAATAAAAGAATTATCTATAAATATATATAATTATTTAATTATTTAATTATTTAAAAACAATTGGTATTATTGGACAAGAAAGAATAAACTTTATAACAAATAATTTTAAATGTCAATATAGTCATAGTAATTTATAATTCTACTATCAATGCTAGAAACTTAATAATATTTTATTATAAATAAAATATTATTAATATAATAAAATAAGAAAATATATTTAATAAATATAAAAATATTTATATAAAATATTAATATTAGTTATTTTTATCATTCAAGTTTCTAACATTGATTCTACTATATAAAAATGATAAATTTATTTTTATAAAAATAAATTTAGTAGAATTTGCAATGACTATATAAACATCCTTAAAAAATTTTATATAGCGCATATACACGAAAGAGTTAGTTATGTCATATACTTAATTCAAAATGGTTTTTGAAAATTTACCACAATTTTAAACTAAACAATGCTTATAAAACAAATTAATAAT